AAGCATATTTTTGAAAACCGTTAAGTAATTCACCAAAGCTAGGTATATTAGTAGCAGATTTAAGTTTTTGCCAAGTAGATACTTTAGCTTTGCTATAGTTTTGTTCTGGATAAAAGTCAATTAAAGCTTGACGATTAGTTTCAGGAAGTCTTTGAAACGCAGTACGAGCTTCTGCATCTGGCATACCAGTAAAAGATTTATGTTGTTGAACTAATTTAGATGCTACTGCAGCACGTTTTTTTGTATCATCAGAAGCGTTTGATTGATTTAATGAATTATAAACTTGCGGTGAAGTGTTCCAAATTAATGAGCCGATGCTATCATCAGACATTTACAACCCACGTTCAACAAGAAAATCGTAGAATGCTTGAATCTCTGGATTTGGATCTGTTTGAACTGCAGGAGCTACACGGTCAGATAACTTTGGGGATTGATAATTTGTGCCAATTAATACTTCTGGACCTGGAGACATTGTTCCTACGTTAATGTCCATCCCTGTTTCTGGGGCTTCCTCTGGTCTTAGAGTGTCAGCAAAAAATGGAACAGTTGGAGTATTGGGGGTAACAGGAATTATTGGACCCATTTTAGGTATCTTGTAAGAAGGACCTTGTAGGTCAGCACCTGCTTGTATTTGATTTAGATCTGTTTGTTCACCGTAATAAGTTGGTGGAATACGATCTTTCATACCTTGTGTTAATTTGCTAGATGTATTCATATCAGTTCTTTTAGCGTTTTTTCCTACGCCTGAAACAACTTCTGCCATATTAACCTGCTAACTGTCCGAGGATCGCTTGTAAGTTTGGTGGTGCTTGTTGTGCTTGGGGTGCTCCTGGAGCAGCCTCAACAGGAGCATTTTGTGGGACAGACATTTGCTCAACTGGAGACACTAACTCTCCAGGAGCGGCTTGTGGAGCCATCTCTGGGGCTGGTGCTGGAGTAAAGATTTTTCCAACGGCATCTTCAATAGAAGTACCTGCTTGGCGTTCCTTAATGACCTGTGCCATTTTAGAAACTATGTCTGAAGGATCTTGTCCCTGTGTAGCCATTTGTGGAATGGCTTGAGCTAAAGCGTTCATAGATGCGTTTAAGTTATCTCGCATCTTTTGAATGTCAATTCTTTCTTGTTCCCCAGTCACATTCATTGACCAAGGTAATTCTCTCATAATGAAATCTCTTGAAATAAGATCTGCACCTAAAGCTTGTAGTGAGAAGATTAAAGCACGTGAAGGATCAAGTCCACTCATTAATCCGTAACGTACTTGGATTGAGTATTCACCTTTAATGTCTTTTCTGGAATCATATTTCAATTCATATGGTGAACCATTGTTAACACCATTGATTGTCTTTTCACCAGGGAAAAGTTTTTCATCCATCTTAAAGCAAAGTGATAATACATCTTCAAAGATGTCAGCTAAAATTTGTTGACCAGTTTTTACCTGGGTATCAAATGCACCAAGTAATGCTTGTACACCTTGACCAGTGATAACAGAAGCATCAATAGTTCCAGAACGACCTTCAGGGTAACGTGCACCCATACGCATTTCTTGTTGCAGTAAAGCTGCTTCTTGAAATGCTGCAGGTGGAACTTCTAACCCAACACGTCTAATTGCTTGAGGGTTTTGGGAACGCAAGATTGCGTCTGGACCGAAAGTAAATTCTTGCACATCGTTAGGGATAGCTAATGGTGCGTTAACAGATTTCTCTGCAGCATCCATTGCAAGTAAAGCAAAACGTGCACGTGCAATTTGAGCCCAAAGAATGTCATCGAATTGACCTCTTGGTTCATCATCCACACCAGGTCGTCTAGCAATACGAACCATCACTTCACCCATTGGGTTAGGTGTAGTTCTTAAAACTAGGTTTTCTCTAGTAGGTAAGAATAAAGTAATCTGTTCAGCATCTTCATAGCGAATCATTTCCAATGTTGCATAAACATCAACATCTTCAACTGAGTTGCCACCTAGAATTTGACGAGAGTACTCTGGGAAGTCAACAAGTAATTCTGCAATGGTTTTAACATAACGCTTTGAGTAAGCCACGATTCGACCATAGCGATCAAATTCTGGGTAAGCACCTATAGGGTTTTCTATGCGAATGCGTGGAAGTCTTGCGTCTGTATCAGGTTCAACAATTATTGGCAGGAACCCATAGGTTCCATAATAATCTGCACCTGTGTACATTTGTGTTTGAAGTCTGGCAAACTGAACATAATTGTTTGCAATCATTGTTCTAGTGTCAGCATTCTTTTTTGCACGATCAGAAGTTATGTTTGTGGTTTGGCAGTTAAAAGAAGGAAGAGGGGCTAACACTTCTGAAATATCGCGTGCAGCAACATCAATGAAGTTAGCAATCATTGGTTTGCTCATACCCTCTGGGAAGAACTCAGGGGCAACGTTAACCATATTGCCACGTCTGATCTCTAATACATCTGCCATACGTGAATCACGGTCAGCATATTTGAGTTTAAGAGCGTGAACCTTCATTGCGATCTGCTCGTTATTTAACATTAATTTCCTCTATACATAAAGTGTGTCAATATTTTCAGAAGCCCATTCATCTAAGTTAACTGAACCTCTTTGACCCAGAGATTTTCTGGATGCGTACCTGTTGTGTAAATGACTTTTTTGGTACTGTCCGTGTTGTAGCATTTCTTTTGCTCTAATCTCACAGAACCATAAAGCCATAACTAAATCTGTAGGACTTTTAGTTTCAGCTTTCCAAGTTATAAGTTGGTTAATTAAAGCTTTAACGTGTTCATTGTTTTCGTGTGATGGTAATTCAATAAGGTTATTACCATCGTGTTTGTTATCTTCTGAAGTACCAAAGAGCCCACTCATACCAGCAACACCAAAGGAAGTGTCCCATTTGTTTTTACCAGTGAAATGACTTCTCATAGCTACGCCTTTTGAGCCTAACCAGATTCTTAACTCTTCATCTAAAGCATAAGATTTTTGATGAGCATTGATTTCAATACGTAACTCATTAGGATGATACCTATCAATCCAGTCTTCCATCAAAGCACGAATCTTACCTGGGGTAGGATCAACCATATTAAAAACATCTAAGACATAACGCATCTGAGTTCTTTGATCTATGGCATACATTATTGCACCAGTCTTACCAGTCATAGCTGGATCAAGACCCATAATGGTGTACACAGAATCTGAAAGCTTAGGGTGTCCTACTTTTTTAGGATCTATTAAACCAATACGTCTTTGTTTATTAACTGACCCATAAACGTGAATAGGTGGGAATATGGCATCTTCTTCAACATCTTGTTGCTGATACACCAAAGCCCAAGTATGCGCCCCTACTTCCGAGCGCCGTTCGAATAATTGTTTACCATTCCATTTAGGGTACAAACCATCAGCATCAGGGGTAGCAAGTTCACCCTCAGCACCATCCCAAGGTCTATCAGACCTAGCCCAAAGGGTACGCCAATCATCTGGTTTATCGGCAAATTCTAAAACTGCTGGCATAGCCATATACGTAAACGGTGACTTACCACCAGACCAATGATCTGGGTTTCTTAACTCTTTATACAAATCAATAGAGGCAACACGTGTGCCAACAATCATTAACATACCAGTAGCACCAAGACGAGTGATAACCATTTTTTGCAGCCAGTTAAGTTGTTTTTCCCATTCGTGGGAGTTGCTGGTGGTTATCACGTCATCTAGGATTATCAGATCGGCACGTGTGCCATAAATCTGTTGACCCATACCGATAGCTTGAACGGTAGGATCTTTTCGTTCTGACTCACGTTTAATATAAATGCGGTCATCACGCCATTGGTCAGCAGTGTCTTTCCAACCCTCAGCAGGTCCATAGACAGTCTGCATTTTAGTCCATTGAGGTTCGGTCAATCTCTGCTTGATTGCGTACAAAAATTCTTTAGCCCTAGTTTGAGTCTGAGACACAATGACTACCTGAACATTAGGGTTCATAGCAATACGGTACAAAGGGTAATTAATCGTTAAGATAGTTGACTTAGCGTGTTCAGGTGGTACGTTAATTAGAAGCCTACGTGGGCTTCCTTTTTCGTAAACCATAGCTGGGTCAATCCAGGAAGGTTCACGACCTTCAACCACATCAACCCAAGATTGGTGGTGGGGGAAAACCTGGGACTCAAGGTATTCTTGACTGAAGGTAGAAAAATCTATATTGAACTTGTCGCCGCCTAAACGGTCCACATTTACTTTACTTGCATCTTGGCGTGCCGATTCAAATTCGGCAGCAAAAGCTTTGTCCCTAAAAATCCATTGACGAAGAGTATCAGACTTTCTGTGGATCCTGACCATAGCTTCAGAAGGGTCCCACCCCAACTTAACCAGTTCCAGAAACTTCATCTTATCTTCAACAAGATTGATCCTGTTATGGTTCAAATTACCTTTTTTGGCAACCACCTAATACACCCACCGTCACGTCAACCAGCCCCATCTTGTAACAAGGCGTAGCATAGCTTGCAGTGACCCCTAAAGGGTCACACTTTGCAGGGCTCTTAAAAGAGCCCTCACTATATATAACCCTTCCAAAAACGACCTACGGAGCGAGTTCGTTAAAATACTTTGCAACACGCCGTTAAAAGTGACACAAATCACATCACTTAGCAGTATTTACTCCCCCCAAATGATATGCAAAAATTAAAATGAGAGTGTACATATACAGCCCCCAGCGCATTTAAGCACCTGGGGTTGCCCGTTTTGTCGCGTATGCCTGCTATGTCTGCTATGTGTGCATATTGCGGAGATAAGAGGGAAGGAGGCTATCTCCTGGGGCATTCTGGAAGTTAGTAGTCTCCCTGCTTCTTTTATTAAGTGCCTGCATTCTGCTATTAGGTAATTGCATTCTGCTAGTTGTTAGATCTTCGCTACTTTTAAGATCTTCTTTACTTCTAGGATCTCCAGGAACTTCGGGACTTCTGGAATTTATTCCGAAGCTTCGGAGATTATTAAAATAGTTTATGAATGTCCTTGACATCTTCAATGTCCAGGCATTACACTCATAGAATAAGAGCAAGAAGAGCATAAGGAGGATGTAATGGATGACTTCGATAAGGGCGTTATCGTAGCCCTGGAAGAGTTAGCCGAACTATTCGAGGGTGTAAAAGACACCGAACTATGGAAGCAATATAAAGGGGAGAGCAATGACTAAGAAGCACTTTATTAAAATTGCCGAAGCATTCGGCGAAGTATTGTCGAAGTGTAAGGATGAAAGTAATGAGTCATATGCTGTGTGGCTCGCTGTGTTTAAGTTTGAGGAAGTGGCTAAGGACTTAAACCCTCGCTTCGATAATGAAGTCTTCGAGCAGAAGATTAGAGATACCAGGAACGCATTAAGAGGCTAGTGCCTGGAGATTAGTCCCAGACTTACGCGCTGGGGCTCTTCTTCTAGTCCTAGAATTAGGCTAGAATTATTCTAAGGAGGAATAATGGAACTAGATATTGAAGACATAAAGCGAGAAGCACGCGTGAATGTTGCATTCTGGCGCGAGGACTATTTGGATATTGAAGAGGAAGCGTGGAAGACGGCGATAGTGGAATTAGCCTTGAAGAAGTCGGGCGTGGACATTGCCGAATTGTGGAAGCAATATGAAGCACCTGCCGAATGGTTAGAGGGGGCAGAATAATGTTATATTGGGGCGATTATCTAGCCATTGCCATAGTGTTATCGGTGGGCTCATTCTGTATCGGTGTAGTTTATGGAAGTAAAAGGGAGGACTAATGAGGAAGCAATTAACCGAAGAGGAAGCACGACAGAAGCGCGAATGGATCAAGGAATTAGTGGCATTAACTACGGAATATATTGCGAAGAATGACGATATAGAGCGTGTCATTAAGTTGTCTAATATCGAAGAGCCATATTCGGCGCGTAATTCTTTACTCATAAAGCTTCAAGATCCAGGGGCTACAATATGCGCTGGGTTTATGGAATGGAAGAAGCAAGGAAGATGTGTTCGGCGTGGTGAGTCTGGAATGTTTATTCTTGTGCCGTTAGTGTATAAGAATGCTAAAGAAGAGGAGAAGATCGGGTTTAAGTCGGACTATGTGTTCGATATTAGCCAGACAGAAGAATTAACTATCTAGTGCTGGAGAGTCGCATTCTAGTTTAATTCTAGAATGCTTCTCCCTGGATCTAGCGAGGGCTAGTGATAGGAGGAGGAACTATGAGCAATGAATTAGAGGCACAATTTAATGTGCTGGTTAAGTATGAAGAGGGTCATTACCTGGTCGAGATAATTAACCAGGACGGAATTATGACTATGCCATTAGCAGAAGCTAAAGATGTGTCCTTTCATAAAGCTATTGAGGAAGCATTCTCCACGCTGGCTCTTAATGACCAGGACTATATAGAGGCTAGTTTATGATCAAAATAAAATATAATGAGTTCGATAATAAACTAACTATCGGAAGCTGGAAGCTAACTAAAAGAGGCACGCTAATAATGGAGGCATTATTCTTGCTCGCGCTTCTTGCATTAGTGGGTTTCGCTGGCTATATTGAAACTATGGAGGTAGGAATATGATAATTGAGAAGAATTACGAGGGCGCGTGGGTAATCTCCGACATAATTAAAGGTTATCGCGTGTGTCATAGGTATTATTTTTACACTAAGAGGGAAGCTGTAAGACTATTTAAGGAGGCTACTAAATGA